ATGAGTTTGTCCTCAATTTTGTCCTCAATTTTTTTCTACCGTCTTTTCCAGGACGTCGATTGCCTGTTCCATCATAGTGTCAGTAATCTCCACATAATACTCCAAAGTAGTCTTAATATCTTCGTGGCCCATGATGGTTTGCAGTACGGTAGGGTTCATACCAGCTTCGGCTTGTCGTGTTGCAAAAGTGTGCCGGAAGTCATAGAGACTGCATTCAACGGCTGCCGTTATCAGTTTAATTTTTTTCAAATGATTTCTTCCGCCTCTTTCCCATACTTCCGTGCGGCGGAGAATCCTTCGGAAGGACTTGATGAGGGCGATCATGCTTGGCATTTCGTTATATGTGGCAAAAAGCCAGCTACTATGCCCGACGATATTGATTTGCTCGTCCAACACGCTACGCAGGCCTTTAAACAGTGGGAATTCACGACGCGCTGCAGCCGTTTTCAGTGTAGATATTCCGTCTCGTGTCACTCCTCTTCAGATGTAGATTTTTCCATCGTGCACATCTGATGCTTTTAGTCCCAGTGCTTCACTTGGGCGCATGCCGGTATAGAGCAGTATATATATCAGATTCTTGTATTTGCTCTCTTCCGCCGCCTTCTGAATCCTCTTGATGTCCTTGTCGTTTATGACGCGCTTGCGCGCTGGTTTAGCCTTACCTCCATAATCAAAGACAAGACCTTCTGTCGGGGAGACTATCTCATAACCAAGCGAATTGATGGCAAAAGAATACGGGGAAGAAATGGTCGAGCGAATTTTCTTCATGGTAGTTGGTGCCAGACCCTTCTGCTTTGCTTTAGATAACAATCTGAAGACATCTTTGCGTTTGATATCCGTGATGCGCCGAGAGCCTATAAAAGGCTTCACATAGCGCCCATAATAATCCTTGGCTGTACGGATTGTGCCGGCGGAAAGATTAGGCAATACGTGCAGTTGCATCCATTCCCGAAAGAGCTCATCAAATGTATCTGTTCGCGCTTCGCCATGTGCGGTAGCGTCCAATTCGTTGCAACGTACGGCAAAGTCGCGCTTGCTCTCCTTCTTCCAAGATCCGATGGTGATGCGCTTTCCTTGCGCGTCGGTAGTTTGGTAGTAATAACGCCCATCGGCCTTTTTGGTTATGCGATTTTTAGGCATAAAAAGTGCCTCCTTTCGGAGGCTGTGATACACTATATGCGCATATGTTGGTGTAACAGCCTCCATATTTGATTCCGTCCAGTTGCCGCTGGGCGGTTTCTCTTATCGTTTTCTTTTTCCTTGTGCACTCGAGCGATAGAGCATTATTTTGTTCATATGGCTCTGACTTTATTTTTTAGTCAAATATAGTTTAAAACGCTGCACAATATCTATTGGTATCCCAGTTACCTTTGAATACGGATGCCATATAGAATTCTCATGGAATTTTTGCCTGGATACTGAGTCTGGAATAAAAATTTGAGACTCGATCAATTTTTCAATTTCTAGTGCCATTCTTGCAGTCCTGCCCTTGTCTCCAAGCAAAAGAATTAGTGACAAAATCATGGCAAAAACATTATCACCAGTTGAATAGACACCTGATAGTAAAGTAGATCCAAACTCACCTTCGATTTGTTTTAAAATCAATCCATGCGCATGGTCGACTCTGTATGTTGTGAATTTCCCGTTATGCGCGATTTGATTTCTCATTTTCCGGATGATATACATCGCATTCGAAAAGACCTGATTCATATGTTCATGCTTAATATCGGCTTTTAGCATCCGATCTAAAACATACTTTTTATCTTCCGGTTTTAGAAACTGATATATGTCGGAAACAGTGTTCCAGCGAACATTTTTAAATAGAATCCAAGCTGGGACATGGTTGTGATTTGTTATATAGAATTTGGTAGGATTATTTTCTTTTCCTCTATTCCTATCCCAAGCTTCGCTAAGCGTTGTTTTTAGCTTATTCATTTGTCTTTTATTGTGCGGTATTTTGAAATTTCCCGGATTTAAATATCCGCTGACTTCAACGCCGTATTGTTCAGATAACCGATATGCCATAATATTTTTAAACTTGGTCTCAACGTCAATGGAGTACTTAAAAAGTATATTTTGAAAGCCGCGATCAAATTCATGGTAAGCATATAGAAGTTCCAAACTGTGATGTGCTGCAAACTTTTCATTAGCGTCTAAAAAGGATTCCTTATAACCATTAATTAAGTCATAAAACGGGACAGCTTCTAAAATATGAATTGCCGTTTTGCGATTAGAAATATTTAGTCCGTATTGCTCTTCTAGATGATTTAAGAGCTCATCATATGTCTTAAACGGCTTATCGTATTCCATTTCTTTCTCCTAAAAAGAAATCCCCCCTGCAAGAGCAGGAGGGATTTCCCCGATAGTCTGGAACTTAATCCTAGACAAACTTATCTGCTCTTATTGTAGCATTGATTTGTCACACCGTCAAAAGGAATTAGTTACATAAAATGATAACTGGGTCATTATTGTGGATCGTTGCATCAAATTCAATGTCTCTATGTGACATTTCCTCTTCATCCGCCTTAAAAGCAACAACGTTTTTTGATCGGGAAGATAATTGGACAAGAGGACTAAAACTGGAGGCAATAATATCCATCTGACTAGGGCCAAGATGAATTTTTTCGCATAGTGATGACTTGATGTATGTCTGTGTTATCTCTAATGTGTCCTTTTGCGTTTCAAGAGGATCGGCAACGTTCGAGTTGCTATTCTTTGAGATGTCATCGTAAATGATAACTTTTTGTCCGACACTGGCACCATCTTCGATTCCGTAATTAATGATTAATTTCGTTTCATTGATGATCTCTTTTATGCGAAACCCTTTAACAATTTTACGAGAACTCATGCGCTCCCTCCTTACCTCTTCTTCGGGTGATACACGCCGACGCACTCACCGATGATCTGGCAAGCATATCGATCATCTTTTAGATTACAGATGCGATTTTTGATATAAAGGTAGCCTCCTTTCATGGAGGCGGTATGATATACTAAAAATGCATTGGTTGGCATATAGCCTTCCAGTTCCCTCGTTCTGTTGCAGCAGAACGGGGGAGTTTTTCTTTGTAAAAGTTTATTTTGGAAGGTTGTCTACGGCGTACTGCGCCTCTTCTTCAGTGAATTTTTCCCCATATTCAGAAATGAGCTGGTCATAAATTGCACTCGAAGACATATCCATTGTCTTCTGATAAGTTTTTGCTTGCTCTAATGCGTTCAATTTGAAATCTGCTTTTACGTGCTCCACGGCATATTGTGCCGCTTCTGCTGGAAACTTTTCTCCATATTCTGATGTGAGCTGATCATATAGTTTCTGCTTTGACATATGCATCATATCGGAGTATGTTTGCGCTTTATTTAATGCCGAGATGTACTCTCTCGGGACCTCTTCAGACGATGTTGCCTCAGTTTGAGATTCTTTCGGCGCCTCAGTGGTTTCTGTAGTAGCAGCTGATTCTTCGGATGATGCTTTCTCTTGTGGCGCTTCTGAACTCGACTCTTGCGCAACAGGCGCCTCGGACGATTTCTGCTCTCCGCCTCCGCACGCCGTCAAAGAAAGCGCGGCCAAAAGCATTAAAGCGATCAATTTCTTTTTCATAATTTCCTCCTCAATAATTCCTGCCGGACACCCGGCGACCAGCCGTTTATTTTACTCCTTTACTGCGTGATATATTCCAACGCACTCTCCGAGTATTTGGACGCCCTTATCTTCTGCCTCATCATAGCTATAGACGATAGGGCTGTAGCTGCTGTTGCATGGCTGTAGGACAAGCAGGTTTTCTTTTTTGTAGACCTTCTTTAACGTCGTCTCGTCCTCGATTAAAACGGCAGCAATCTTGCCATCTTCTACATCCGATGTTTTCTTCATCAGCACAATGTCGCCGTTGTGAATATTTGCGTCCACCATGCTATCTCCCTTGCAGATTAAGGCAAACTCGCCGTCCATGTGCATCGGGTCGATACCGACGTAGCCTTCAAAGTTTTCTTCCGCCCAGATGGGCGTTCCGCAGGCAATGGTGCCGAGGATTGGGACGCTTCGGATTTTGTGGATTGGGTGCAGATCGGGTTGGCGGTTGATGATGGCGTCAATCTTATCTTCGATGAGATCGGACTTTTTAATGCCGAAAAAGTCAGCCAGTTCCTGTATTTTGTCAATCCGAGGATAATTCACTCCGTTCGCCCAGTTAGCAAGAGTGGTTTCAGGGTAACCGAGCAAACGAGATACATCTGCCCTTGTAATCCCCTTTAACTCCAAGTAATGACTAAAGTTCTTTGCGAACGTCCTTTTTTGATTCTCAGTCGCCACATAATCACCTCCAATCTACAACTGTTTTTCGGGACTATTATAGCATCAGAAAAACAAAACTACAAGAAAACGGAAGTTTTTTTCAACATCCGCTTGACTATACCGAAAAACGGTAGTATCATATCAGCAGAGAGGGGGGTGATGAAAAACCATGATGAGAATTTCACTTGAAAGTGCAAGAGTAAACGCAAAGATGACCATCGCCGAAGTGGCTAAGAAGGTTGATAAATCCGAAAAAACCATCTCAAATTGGGAGCGCGGCATATCTGCTATACCGGCACAGTACTATTTCTATTTGTGCAAGATTTATGGAATGGATCCAGATTATATAGACGTTCCTGTTGTGAAAGATGGTTTTTTTTACGATGAAACTACCGTATAACGGTAATACGGAAAGGAGCAACGATGGAGAAGGAAGCGGCCACAAACATCAGCGTGAAGCTGGCGCTGAAGATTAACGGAATGACGATTGATGAGTTCCAGAAAGAGATCGAAAAGCTGTCCCACCTACTGACAGAGATGAAACAGCTTTCCATCTTTCAAGAGGAGAAGGATGAGCCGGCAAGTACAAAGAATAACAGAGCGAGTCTGGACAATATGCCTTATATCGAAGCACCTGAAATTCATGGAGGCCCATATTGGGCAATCCGAAAAGCTGAATTATCCATCGGCAAAGGCGAAGGAACAGATTAAGGAGTGAAAGGAGGAAGGATGGTGACGATAATTTTAGGCGTGCTGACGGTAGTGTTTAGCACCATAACACTGTGGAACTTATTCACCTTGATGCGCCCAGAAAAAACAAGGCCGGACATTTCGCATCTCCGGTACGTGATTCTTAGCCTACTGGATGAATACCGCCCATGAACTGTTTGGCCAATTATAGCAGAGCAGAAACGTGATATAGAGCGCAATAAACAGAATGAGTAGTACCAAAAAGAAAGGAGGAAGTCATGGCTAAGGATCTATTTCTAGCGGATGATGTGGAAAAAATCATTGTCGAGACGGACGAAGAGAACCCGACACCAATCGTAACGATTGACAGATCGGAAACACCAATCAAAACGGACGAAAGATACCGGGTTCGCATTCAGTTCAAGGAGAATTAGTGCTCCTTATCTTGTGGAGGGTACGGGTCATTCCCAAAAGAATCTTTTGAGCGGATTCGTCCCTGTCGATTGTGGACGATTAACTCAGAGTGTTGGTTTTTAGCAATTCCTTTTGCAAAGAATTCAGCTTCACGCTGTGTGCTAAAAATCTTTGTGGCTCTGGTGTTTCCGGCACCCTTAACCTGCCATTGAGACCCCTTTGGGGTGACGTGTTGGTTCTTTCCCATACGCATACCTCCTTTCATGGTGAATTTCAGAGGAGCATGCTGGCACATGTTCTTGATGACCTAATTATACCACATGAAGTGTTAAAGAAAGGGCTTGCATACAATATGTTGATTTTTATGGAAGAACGAAGAAAAGAAATGGGGCTACGACAAAGCGATTTAGGGAAAGCGGTAGGCATTCCGCAAACGACATACAGCTCCTATGAGACAGGATACCGAGAAATGCCAGTAAGAACAGCTAAGAAGATCGCACAAGCCCTCAACGTCGAATGGTGGAAATTGTACGAGGAAAAGGAGGAGTGAAAAGTGCTGCATGAAGACTTAGGCGAATGGCTACGGGCGAATCATCTGTACTATAAAGATCTCGCTAAAGATGTGAACGCTTCTAACCTGAGTTACTACACAAAGGGAGACGGGAAGCCATTCCCAATTTCATACATTGAAACATGGCGTGATAAGTACAACTGGACGGATGCCGAAACCTATCTGTTTGCATTCGGTAAACCGTTCAAGAACGATCCGTCGCTGTTCAAAACAGAGGCAGAGGAGCGAGCGCTGAAAGCACTTAGCGGTCTAAAAGAAGCCCTGCGGGCGGTGTGAAAGGAGGAGAAACATGAGACGAAGAAGAAAGAAAATCGGCTGGACGTTTAACCCGGCACGGATGCACCCAGTGTTGAAATTCATTCTAACGGTGGGGCTGGGAATTGCGACAGCCGGATACATGATTATCGGCAGTTGGCTGTTCTATATCTTGGTGACGAGGTGAGATGCGGCATGGATTACGAAAAAGCATGGAAAAATCTGAAAACGTATACAGGGATTCTTTCTTGGGCGTCTTTTCGCTTTGCAGAATCCGAAGACATGAACGACGCTGAACACCTCCAAGCAGAAGGTGGAGAACTTATGGGAAAAGCAATCCTAAATTTTATGAGCGAGTTAGAAAAAGAGATGACCACCGCCGGACAGGACGATGGCCAAAGTGCGCAGGATTAAGCCTCTTGCGTCTCCAGTATAACACGAAAGGGAGAAAAAATGAAATTTGAATTACAACAATTATCGCTAAAGAATTTCAAGGGCATCAAGGACAAAGAAATTAAATTCTACCAGAGAACAGATATTTCTGGTGCTAATGAAGCCGGTAAAACGACGATTTACGACGCATTTCTATGGCTTCTTTTTGATAAAGATAGCCACGGGAAAACAGGGGGAATTAAACCTCACGATGATGACGGAAACGACCTGCACCATTTAGATACGACTGTAACCGGAGTTTTCCTTTTGGACGACAAGGAGTTGACGCTCCAAAAAACATTTTCGGAAAAATGGACAAAAAAGCGCGGCTCCGCCACGGAGGAATTTACGGGTCATACCACGGATTATTACTGGAACGACGTGCCAATCAACAAAGGAGACTATCAAAAGAATCTGTACCAGATTGTGGACGAGGATCTTTTTAAGCTACTGTCCAACACGCGCTATTTTTTGTATCAAGTCGATGAAAAAGAGCGTCGAAAGATGCTGATGACATTAATCGGTGATGACATCGACAATGAAAAGATTTTCGGAGCTTATCCCGAGACCGAAGAACTCCGTCAAGAGCTGCATGGAAGAACCATTGAAGACGTGACGTCTATGCACAAGGTGTGTAGAACGAAGATCAACAAAGAACTTTTAGAGGTTCGCCCGCGCATCGACGAGGTGTATGCGATGAAAAAGGACTTTGATTTTGACGAACTTAAAAAGGAGAAAGCGAATCTTGAAAAGACGATTGACACACTCTCCGGAATGTTTAAGACGGCAAAGAAGTCCACGGAAGTATTCGATGACCTCAGCGCTAAGATCGCAAAAATGAACTTTGAAATCAATAAAGCAAGAATCGAGGCGTCGGACAAACGTGCCAAAGAGATCATGGAAGCGGAGGGTGCCTTTAGGGACAGCGAAAGATCGCTTCGAAAAGTCGAAGAGGAGAGAGATCAAGGTGCAGCCTTGATAAATCGCAAAAAAGATGAAGTGAGCGCGCTTGTCAATCAGCTACATGATTTTAGAGAAGAGTGGCAGGATAAAGCCAGCGAACGATGGAGAGGGTCAACGACTTGTCCGACCTGCGGTCAAAACATCCCAAAAGAGCAGCTTGAAAAGGCTGTTGCTGAATACGACGCAAATAAAAAGGCGAAACTCGAAAAAATTAAAAGGCTTGCCGAAGAGACAAAGGCAAAGATTGCTGCGACGGATGATCAAATCGCGCGTATCACCGAGGAATTGCGCCATTTTACTGAGGCAGTAAAAAAGGCGGAGGACGACGTAGAAGAGAAAAAAGCACTCATTGAATCTGTTCAGGATAAGGACGTTGAAGATTCGTCCTACATCAAGACGTGCATTTTGTCTCGTGATAAGTACATGGCGCAATTAGAGGCGCTGGAAGCGCAAAAAGAGCCGGACGAAAGCCCACAGATCAAGGAGCAAATTGATGAGTTAAAGCGACAGCTCTACAAAGTAAATGAAGATATCGCACAGGAAAACACGAACCGATTCGCCGACATGCGAATCAGAGAGCTGGAAGAATCCGCAAAGGTGCTTGGTAAAGAGTACGAAAAGGCAGATCGGATGATTGCGCTATGTGAGACCTTTACTCGCGCTAAGATGAGCATGATTAAGTCTGACGTGGATAACAAATTTATATTGACGCAATGGAAGCTATTTGAAGAACAGATCAATGGTGGCATCCGTGATGTATGCCGTCCACTCTACAAGGGCTCCGACCTTGACCAGATGAACGATGGCGCGAAAGTCCTTGTAGGGTTGGATATCATCAACACGTTTTCGAAGCAAAAAGACATCTATATCCCCGTGTTTGTCGACAACGCAGAGACCGTTACGGATTATAAGGGACTGGACAAGGAGCTTTTATCACAGCAGGTAAGACTAACGGCCATGAAGAGCAAAAAAACACTTGAAATTAAGGAGGCGTAGAAATGGGAGAGATTTCAAAAAAAGTAGATGTTGGAACGCTCGTTAATCAGGCAATCGACGAAATTGGAGGAATGGTTTCATCGAATCGCTTGGACATCCCGAGAGGATATAGTTTTGTCAACGCCATCCAACAAGCGAGATTTGCACTTACATCACCGATTGAATCCGGACAAAACAAAGGAAAGTCCATCATGGATGTATGCACGCCGCGTAGCATTTTGCAGTCGGTGATTGAGATGGCGGAAAAAGGGCTTAGTATCGACAAAAAACAGTGCTATTTCATTCCATATGGAAATACTTGCAAATTATCCATTAGCTATCAAGGAAACGTCGCATTAGCAAAACGAAGCGGGAGTGATATTTCTGATGTGCACGCCTATGCCGTGTACAAAGATGATGGCTTTTCACTTGGCTATGACATTGAAACTGGGACAATCCGCATTGAAGAGTTCATGCCAAATATTGAAGACAGAAAAAAAGAATCACTAATAGGCGCGTTTGCAGTCGTTATTGATTCAAAAGGTCACGTCAAGTACACGGAATATATGGATATGGAGCAAATACGCGCGTCATGGAATCAAGGAGGTGCGCACGGAGGTTCTCCGGCACACAAAAACTTTCCGGATCAGATGGCTATTAAAACGGTGAAAAATCGAGCCGTCAAATCATTTGTTAATACAGCGGATGATAGCGATTATATGAGTTCCGATGATATCAGTATTTCATCAACGGACGCCAACGTAAACAGCGAAATCAAAGAGCGTGCTAATGCGGCAGAGTTTCAGGATGATCCTTTCCCGGAGGCAATCCCGGAAAGCGTTGATCCGGACACTGGAGAAATTTCCGGTGGTGCGCCGGAAGGTTTCTTCGACGCCGATTTTAAGCCGATCGACGAAAAGGCGCCGTTTTGATTGATGTTCGCATTTTGGGATCCGGATCGTCCGGCAATGCCTATATCGTGTCCAATGGGGACACCACGTTGCTTCTTGAGTGCGGTCTTTCCATCAAGACACTACAAGCCGCGACGCAGTACCGGATCACCGACATTGACGCTTGTCTCGTGTCTCATGAGCATGGCGACCATTCCAAGGCGGCAAAGCACCTTGCGAAATTTGGATTGGACATTTACATGAGCGCTGGCACAAAAGAGGTGATTGACGCAAAAGAGCACCGATTCAAAGCGTTTCAGACGTCCGCGCCTCTTCGGTATAAGCCTTTTACCATCGGGTCGTTTCATGTTGCGCCGTTTCGGGCAATTCATGACGCCAAAGAGCCGATCGGGTTTCGGATCATTGACGCATCGTCAAGAGAAACGTTGACCTTTTTAACGGATAGCGTTTACTGCCCATACCGATTCAACGGATCCACCATCTTTATGGTCGAGATGAACTACATCAAGGAGATCATCGATAAAAACACGGAGGAGGAGTCAATGAACGTCGGTCGCAGAAATCGGACGGTTGAAAGTCACATGAGCCTTGAGACAGCGGTCGATTTTTTGAAAAGCAGTGGCGCGGAATGGAGCAGAGCTATCTACGCCATGCACCTATCCGATCTGAATTCTGACGAAGAGCGTATCTATCGCCGCCTTCGCGAGGAATTTAGAAAGCCTGAAATAATTATCTGTTAGGAGGATGAAATGAACCAAGTGACACTATCCGGTCGACTTACGCGCGATCCGGAACTCACGTACAACAATGCAACGATGGATGACGACCACATTCCGTTTTAATGGGGGGGGTGATGCCGTGGCACGTCCGACAAAGCAGGGGCTGGATTATTTCCCCTTGGATGTCGGGTTGTTCGAGGATATAAAGATACGGCGATTAAAAAAAGACTGCGAGAATCAAGCCATTTCGATACTCATCGCGATTTTCTGTATTGCTTATCGAGACGAGGGGTACTACGTGGAAATCAACAGCGATGTGACATTCCTCATAGCTGAGACATTCGGCGTGAGCGAGGATGCAGTTGAGAAGATTGTCGAGAAGGCGATCCAAATCCAAGTTGGCATATTTGATTCCGGCAAGTTTAATACCTACAAAATATTGACCTCAAGAGGCATTCAAGAGCGATATTTTGCCGCAGCATCGCGGAAAACCGCGGTGTTAGTCCATAGGGATTTTGTATGCGATGGAGTAAATGTATGCAATAACGCTGTTTATGTCGACAATAACCCGATAAATGTATACAACAATCCACAAAGTAAAGTAAAGGAGAGTAAAGGAAAGGAAAGTAAAGGAGAGGAGCGCGCGCCAGAAAAACGCCAACAGAAACGCGGGGAATATGGAAACGTCTTACTGTCTGATGTGGAAATCCAGAAGCTAAAAGAAAAAGGCGTTGATGTTGATCGCCTTATTGAGCGCTTAGACCTATACATCGGGCAAAGCGGCAAACGGTATAAGTCGCACTACATGACGATCCTAAACTGGGATAAACGAGATAAAGAGCAAGCCGTCCCCAAAGCGAAAGGATACGGGGGCGTAAAGAAGCCGGTTGGTGCCCATGTGCTAAGCGATACACGCATGAGTGCGGAAGAAAAAGCGGTATGGGTGCAAAAAAAGTTGGAAGCAAGCAAAACGGCAAACCTACGAGGGGAGTAGCAGATGAGACAGACGGCAGGTGGCGCATTAGCAAAGAGGACGCAAAAAGATACGAGCGGTGCGTAAAGCGTGGTGCCGAAGAAATCGGGAGGAAAGATGATGAACCAAGTTTTTATTTCAGGACGGCTTATAAAAGATCCGGAGTTGCAACAGAGCAAAGGCGGAAAAGCATATGCAAAGGTAAGCGTTGCAGTAGATCGCGGATATAGTAAAGACGAGAAAAAGCGCAGAGAGGACGCAGGAGAGCAAACGGCAGATTTTTTCCAAGTTGTTCTTTTTGGGCAAACCGCAGAATTTCTAGTGCGGAACGGGGCGCGTGGTGCACGAGTCATTATCGCGGGACGTATGGAGATAAACGCCTACACAAGGGAGGACGGAGAGAGAAGCACCTATGCGCAAGTTATCGCATACAACGTTGAGCTTCTTGACTGGAGAGAGCGTGCGGCGGAGCCAACGGAGGATTATATGCCTGTTGATGATGATCGGGTGCCGTTTTGATGGAGCCGCAAGTGCTTATAATCCCAGGCGAGCTACCTGGACTCAATGAGATCATCGGGGCTAACCGCACAAACCGTTTCCAAGGCGCAAAACAAAAAAAGAGGCAGATCGTCTAATTTGCCTCTCCGCAGCCGCTCAGCATATCCGGCCGGTAGCGTCCGCTGACTTTGTTTTTAGGTGGTACTGCAAAAACAGGCGCAAAGACAAAGACAACATCGCGAGTGCCAAAAAATTTATTTTTGACGGGCTGATAAAAGCGGGGGTCTTAAAAAATGACGGCTGGGCGGAGATCGGGGACTTTCGCGATGAGTTTTACATCGACAAGGAGTCCCCGCGTGTCGAAGTGACGATTACTGCGGAAAAAGAAAGATAGAGATGACTTGGCAAAACGACAATTTACGCAAAATGGGAGAAGTGGGGCTGATAGGTGCAGTAACAGTAGTCATGTTAAAAGATTTTAGAGCCGCCGTCAGACGGTTTAAGCGTCAGCCAAGCCCATGCACGAAGAAAGCAGTAAACACTTGCTATAAAAACATTGCGACCAGCGTGTGCGCAAACCTTGTGATGGACGAGAAAGACTGGAGAAAGCGATGTTGGGAGGTTTATTTGGACACCATGGGTGGAGAAGAAGAGCACCAAAAGGCTATGGCTGAATGCCGTGAAGCGGAAGAAGAGGCTGAAAATGCGAAAAGATAAAAAGAAAAGGACTGCAACATACAACTCAGACAGAGCACTATTCGTTCCGGAGGAGTAGGAGGTGAGGAGTGCGAGGGGAAATAACAATTAAACAGCTCGAATCGGTTGCTTCTATTCGCCGAAGAATCGCAAGAGATGAAGAAGAACTTAAAGCTATGGAAGAAGAACTACCTTGCGATTTGCAAGCAATGAAGCTTTCGCATAATCCATCGCACTCCAATTTTCCGAAAGGGATCGATGATGCTCTTGCTAAGTACATAGACGCGAAGGCTCGATATGAAAGGCGACTATATGATAACAAGCGGTATTTGGTCGAAATGCTGACACTTATTGATGAATTTATCTCTACACTTGATGATCCATTGGAACAAGAGGTTGTAAACCTTCGATGTAAAGAAACTCTGACCTTTGAGGAAATTGCAGCAGACATACATCGCAGCCGATCAACTGTGCAACGCATCTACTACAGGGCGATAAAATCTTTAGTACGCGAAAAATGAGCAAAAAGAACATTGCAAACATCGTATACTGTAAGTAGGTAAGATCGCCTTGAGGGGCGGTCTTTTTGTTTGCGCATAATCTGGAGTTGACGTCACACGCTTTGGCAATCCTACATTGCCCGGTTTCACAGTACCGCCTCCTCCGTGTGATGGGTGGGATGCAGCGTTGTGCGGTTGACGGTGTGCGCTGCAAAAGATTATGACGGGTGTATGCCCGATGCAATAGATGCAATATCGAAGCTGCGAAGCTTATGGAAAATGTGTAGAAGGGGGAACAAGTCAAATCTTAGAAGAATGACGGGAGAACGGTATGGACAAACTAACGATAAAGCAAAAAAAATTCGTCGATGCCTATATCGTCTCGGGGAATGCCACGGAAGCATACTTACAAGCCTATGCAAAGCAGAGCAGACGCTCCGCAGAAGCAAATGCGCGAAAACTACTCGCAAAACACTCGGTGAGAACATACTTGGCAGAGCGCATGAAAGAACTGGAAAGCGAGACTATCGCCGACCAAACAGAGGTTCTCGAATTCATTACAGGGGTAATGCGCGCGAAAAACAGCGGCGACAACGGTGCGGAAAAGACGGATGGCGAAATAAGCATGAAGGACAGGCTAAAGGCAGCGGAGCTTCTGGGAAGGTTCTACGCTCTTTTCACGGACAAAAAGGAGGTCGAGGCAGACACTAATCTTTCCATCGAGGTGAAGTATGCAGATAACGATACAAGCGAATGAAGTTTTTAGGCCGGTCCATCTGTGCAAGGCGCGCTACATCATCATGAAAGGTTCTGCAGGGAGCGGAAAGAGTGTCGACACGGCGCAACAATATCTGCTTCGCTTGATGAGAGATCAAGGGCGTAACCTTCTATGCGTTCGTAAGTCAGAGGTCACAAACCGAGATAGCACATTCGCAGAGCTTCTTGGGGCCGTGTACCGTTGCGGATTAGACCAATATTGGCAAGCAACGATGTCTCCTCTTCAACTTCGCTGCATCAACGGTAACTCCATCATCTTCCGAGGGATGAATGACGAGAGACAGCGGGAGAAGCTCAAGTCCATCACGTTTGCGCAAGGCAAGCTGACCGACGTATGGCTCGAGGAGATGACGGAGCTGACAAAACAAGACTTCGAAATCATAGACGATCGTCTCCGTGGTGAGCTTCCGAAGGGACAATTCTACCAGATAAAAGGGACCTTTAATCCGGTATCAAAAAATCACTGGATTAAACGGGATTTTTTTGACATGCCGGATCCGAATGTTTTTACGCATCACTCTACGTACCTGGACAATCGCTTCATCGATGATGCCTACAAAGCGAGGATGGATCGTCGTAAGGTTGTTGACCCGGATGGATATCGAATCTATGGACTTGGAGAGTGGGGAGAAATTGGAGGCCTGATCCTGCAGAACTGGGAGGCCGCGGAGTGCTCACAGGACTTTGCAGATTATGACGACGTGGCAATCGGGCAAGACTTCGGCTACAACCACGCCAACGCAATATTATTGCTCGGCTGGAAAGATGGAGATGTGTATGTGCTTCGAGAGATATACGAGTACGGGAAAGATACGAGCGAGATAATCGAAGAGGCCGATGTGGCAGGACTGCCGAAAGACATTGACATGTGGTGCGATAGCGCAGAGCCTGACCGTATACAGATGTGGCGAAAAGCAGGGTACAGAGCGCAGTCAGTAAGCAAGGAAAAAACGACGATGAAGAAATATCAGGCGACACAAGCCGACTGGTTAAAGGGCAGGGCGATATACATCGACCATACCTGCACGAACACGCTGAAGGAAATATCACAGTGGAAATGGAAAAAAGACGAGGTGACCGGCGAGTATCTAGACGAGCCAGTCGCCTTTTTTGATGATGCCATGGCGGCACTGCGCTACGGCGTTGAGGGATGGCGCAAAGAAATCGGCGTGAGCGTTAACTTATTACCGCACTCACTCTAGGAGGCAGAAATGTACTATGAGAAGGCATTCTATATCGAACCAGATGAAGAAATGACTGGAGAAAAGCTATGCGAGTACATCGCAAAGCATCGAGCGCTTGTAAATCGTTATAACGAGCTGAAGAACCTATATGTTGGTGACCAGGACATCCTTTATCTTCCGCCGAAGCCGACGGCAAAACCAGACAATCGCCTCGTGGCTAACTTTGCGCGCTACATTGTTGATACCTTCAACGGCTATTTTATGGGGATTCCGGTAAAAACAGTCTCCGACAACGAGGCTGTGAGCGACTATATCCAATTTATTGAGCGCTACAACAACATCGACGACCTTAATGCAGATCTGTCAAAGAAGTGTGACATTTACGGGCACGCCTTTGAGCTCCTTTATCTTGATGAGATGGCACAGGTCGGTATCACGCAGATTGCGCCAACAGAGTGCATCCTTGTTCGTTCGACGAGCATCCGCGAGACACCGCTTTACGGCATACGCTACACGGTTACAAGCGATGGTAGGACGGTTGGCACGATATCTGACGCGAGCGTTATCCGTTATTTTGAGATTAAGGGAGCGGAATTCACCATCACCGACGAAAAGCCGAACTACTTCGGCGCGGTCCCGATTATTGAATACGTCGAGAACGAAGAACGCATCGGAGCGTTTGAGTGGGTCGAGCACTTAATCAACGCCTACAACAAGGCAATCAGCGAGAAGGCAAACGACGTCGACTATTTTGCAGACGCCTACATGAAGATTTTAGGTGCTAAGTTGGATGAGAGTGTGCTTTCGCAGATTCGAGACTACCGCATCATCAACCTGGAAAAGACAGGAGGTGACGGGCAGCTGGTCGTCGATTTTATGCAAAAACCGAATGCAGATGCGACGCAGGAACACCTGCTTGAGCGCATCGAAAAGTTAATTTTTAATCTTTCCATGGTGCCGAACATCAACGATGAGAAATTCGGCACAGCATCAGGCATTGCTCTGCAATACAAGCTCCAGAGTATGAGCAATCTTGCTAAAACCAAGGAGCGTAAATTCGCGCGCGGGTTTAATGCGCGCTATAGCCTCATTGCCGACTTGCCGAACTCGGCAATTCGAAGCGACGACCTTGTCGGCATCGACTATAAATTTACACGCAACATTCCAGCCAATGTTCGGGATGAGGCGGAGACAGCACGCAGCCTACAGGGCATTGTGTCGGATGAGACGATTCTCGAAAATCTTTCCATTGTTGGAGACGTCAAAAAAGAGCTTGAACGCAGGGAAGATGAAGAGCAATTGACACCGATGATCGAGATGCATAATCACGGGGCGGTGATGGAAGATGAAGAAGCTACTAACGAAGAGATATAACCAGGCGATTGATAAAGAAGTAAGCTACACCAGGAAACGTGAACTGTCGTTTATACGAGATAATATCATCGCTGATGGGCTATACTTGGACAAGTTAAAGGATCTCTACAAGAGACTTAGCATAAACCTTCAGGCTGATATCAAGAATCAATACCTTCGCTATGCCGGTAAGGAGGGCCTAGATATTAACACTGCTTATGAGAAGGCCAGCAAGATGGATGTTAAAGCTTTCGCGGAAAAAGCAAAGCAGTATGTGGAGAATAGGGATTTTAGCGATAAGGCGAATGCAGAACTCAGGCTTTATAACCTGAAGATGCGCACAAGCCGGATCGAACTGATGAAGCGGGAGATTGAGCTTCACGGACTTAAACTATACGATGAAGAATACAAGCTACTCGCTACCCGGCTATCACAGGACTCGATAAAGGAGATTGAACGGCAAGCCGGGATTTTGGGATTGAGTGAGCCTACTCGGAAAGCACTCCTTCGGAACGTGGACAAAATTATCCTAGGTGACTTCCAAGGAGCTCCATTTTCATCTCGGATATGGGCAAACAAAGAAGAACTCGTGAGCCGCTTGCAGGTTGGCTTGGAACGATCTCTACTCTTGGGAGAGCATCCTTATCAGTGGGCAAATCGCTTAGCCGATCTGGTAGATAAGGAAATGGGAGCAAAAGGTGGAGGAGCGCTTTTTAAGGCCCATCGACTGGCGATTACGGAGTCTTCGAGAGTGATGACGGAAGTTCAGCTGGATTCCTTTCGTATGGGAGGATATAGCAAGTACGAATGGATCGCGGAGATCGACCATAGGACGTGTCCCATTTGTGAAGCGATGGATGGTCAAATCTTTGATGTCGAAAAAAGTGCTATTGGAGGGAACCTGCCACCCCTACATCCTCTTTGTCGTTGTAGTATTGCTGCTGCTGTCGATGATGAAAAACCATACATTGATGACACAGAGAATATTAAAGCCATGTTGCTTGATAGTGAAAGGGTTCTTTCTGATTTAGATGAGGTAGTAATAGATGGGGAAACTTACACTGTAAATAATAGAAATGTGGTATTAGACCCAACAGAATATGAAAGATCTATAGGGCAGTGGATCGTGGATGAACTGGGAGGTACCGTTCAATTCCATCCAAGAGTTCTATTCCCTCAGGGTATACGAACCCCTGACTACATTTGGGAAGAAGAAGCTTGGGATCTTAAGACGGTGAATAGGCATTCAAAAAATACAATTTCTACTGCGGTAAAAAATATGAAAGGACAGTCAACGAATATCATCCTTAATTTAATAGATGACTCTTATTCAGATGATGATTTAACATCAGAGTTAGAGAGAGTTTACGGGAACAAAAGGTACAGATACCTCGACAAAACCCTGATCATAAGAGATGGTAGGTTGTACGGGATATTCAAAAGAAAAAAAGAGGTCTAAGATTAAGACCTCTTTAATGGGAGTGGCCCCCTCAGACTATCAAAGATTACTCTCTAATGCCTTTGGTGGGAAGAGGTACTCCCATTTCTCAGCACAAGTATACTATGAATTTATTTGTTTGGTCAAGGTAAGGAGGGGCCGATAATGATTCAGATTATGGTGCCAGATTTTAAATGGGAAGGTGAAGAATGGACGATTAGAAAAGTAGAATCGTTTCACTCACTATATAAGATTCTAAAATATTGCGATGGAGGAATAGAAAATATATTTGTTGATGCTCAAGATATAGATAATTATGAAGCAGGTTTGCAACAAATATTCAAGGAAATAAAGTGGGTGAAAAAGATTCTAATAAGGCATAAAGACAGTCTTATTGGATGTTTTATTTCTAGAAGTAAATAGAATGTTTTTTGATTAACTCTTTCATAAGCAGTAGGCATTATGCCAACTGCTTTTTTATTGCCTAGACGTGGAAGGCGTTAAAAGCTACGGCGATGTCTAGACGTGGAAGACGGTAAAAACTACGGAGTGAGCCGACGGGCGTAAAAATGGAGGTTAATAATGACTGATGACAAGAATGCAGTGCAAGAGCAGACGACTGAGCAAATCGAACAGAATGAAGAAACCGAGGAAAAGAAAGGAAGAGCGAAACCTGTAGCTGGAGAAAAGACATTCACACAGGACGAGCTTAATGCCATAGTGCAGGAACGTGTTAACCGTGCCATGGAGAAAGCGAAGGCTGATAAGGAAGAAGCGGAAAAACTGGCGAAGATGAATGCGCAGCAGAGAGCTGAACACGAAAATGCAAGGCTGAAAGAGGAGCTGACGCAGCTCCGTCAGGCGAACACACTGTCTCAAATGGCCAAAACTGCACGGGCAATGCTTGAAGAAAAGGGCATTGCCATCGGAGATGAGCTAGTGCAGGTACTTATTACCGAGGAAGCCGAAAGCACGAAAAAAAACGTCGACGCATTCTCAGCGATGTACCTTAAAGCTATCGAAGACGGCGTGAACGAACGGCTGAAGGGAAAAACCCCTGGGCGCATGGTTCCAAACTCGATGAGCAAAAGCGACATTCTCGCCATCAAAAACACAGCCGAGAGACAGCGAGCAATCGCTAGTCATCTCGACCTTTTTAAAAAATAACGGAGGAAAATTATGACAGCAGAAAATAATCTCACGGAAAAAATGGTAAAAGCACAGTCTATTGATTTTGTGGAAACATTTGGAAAGCAGCTGCAGAGCCTGTTCGACATGCTCGGCGTAGAACGCAAAGTCGGATTGACGGCTGGTTCGACGATTAAGACGTATAAATCGTCCGTAACATTGAATGGAACGAAGGTAGCAAAGGGCGACATTATTCCCCTATCGCAGGTCAAAGTCGAGGATGGCGATCCGATTGAGCTTTCGTGGGACAAGAAGCGCAAAGCTGTTGCGGTGGAAGATATCCAAAAATACGGTTTCGAGCAGGCAATCAATGTAACCGACCAGAAATTGCTCCGTGAAATTCAAAAGGGAGTTCGCAACAGCCTGTTCGCGTACCTCGAGAAGGGCACTGGCAAAGCGACTGGCGACGGCTTGCAGGGGGCCATTGCTCAAGGCTGGGGGCAGGTACAGGTCGCGTTCGAGGACGACGCCGTGCGAACCGTTGTCTTTGCTAACCCGTTGGATGTGGCAGATTACCTGGCTAAGGCTCAGATTACAATTCAAACCGCGTTTGGCTTGAATTACGTAGAGAACTTCCTCGGCGCCGACGTTGTCGTGTTGTCGTCCGCCATTACCAAGGGCAAGTTGTATGCGACAGCTGCTGAGAACCTTGTGTTTGCTTACGCTGTTGTTGCGGGCGGAGAAATCGGAAAAGCATTCGACTTTACGACAGACGAAACGGGCATTATTGGCGTCACGAAGGACGTCAATAAGCAGCGTCTGACGGCAGAGACGATTGCCCTGTCTGGAACAGCACTGTATGCAGAACGTCTCGATGGTGTTGTCGTTGTAACGATTAAGGCACAGACTAGCGGCGTAACAGCTTAGGGAGGTGTAAATGCAGGCGGTTGATAAGGCTAAGGCGCTCATTTTTTTTAACGACGAACCGACGGACGGACAGGCAAAACTGCTCTTGTCAATTGGAGAGATTGTCGAAGCCCGCATCTTGGGACGGCTGTTTGCGCTCATGGAAAAACCGCCTGACAGCGTCCCCAGCGAGCTTGAGTATGTCGTAGTCGAGCTTATCGTACGACGTTTTAATCGCGTTGGCTCCGAAGGGCTGGAATCGGAGAGCATAAGCGGGCACAAGGCAGAGTATAAAGCAGACGGCCTTGACGGTTTTGAGGATGACATTAAAGAGTGGGCAAAAGCACACGACGAGTGGACTGGGAAGCGTGGAAAAGTGAGGTTTCTATGAGGTACGACAGCAAAATATGCTTCGTGACCAAGGAAGCAAACCCGCACTATGACTACAAAACTGGGAACTACGTCGAGGGAGAATCTAAGAAAGAATGGTCAGCGTGCCTGATCTCGGACATGGGCACCGAAATGATGCAGTTTCTATTCGGACGCGTCGAGAGTGGCGCAAAGACAATAGCGATACCTGGCAACGTGCATCTAACAGGCGACTATGTCATGGACAGTGAAGGGACGCGATATAGCGTCGTACTGCGCCAAGAGGCAAGACACGACACGATTCTACAAGTCAAAAAGGAGCAGTGATGGCAGGCTTTACGTTTGAAGGCATAGAGGCCGCGATTAAGGCTATTGCGGCGCTAAAGCATATAGCGGGGCCAGAATTGTCAAAAGTCGTCAAAAAGAACGCGGCGGAGCTCCAGAAGAAGGAGAAAAAGACGGTGCCAGTCGACACGCATTTTTTGCAGCACTCTATTTTCCTTGCCGTCGATGACAATGGTATGACCGCTTCTGTCGTACCGACAGCAAAGTATGCTGGATACGTTGAATACGGCACGCGGTATATGAGCGCACAACCTTATGTGCGACCGAATTATGCCGAGCAAAAAGAAATCTTCATGAAAGACATGAAGAAGTATATCAAGGAGTAGGAGGCGGAGATGGCGAACCCTGAGCAAGAGATATTCTCAGAGATGATGGGAATTGGCATTCGAATAAGCGGCTGGAGCCTCTATGACTATTTGCCAGGCAGTGGGACGCGGTACCCGTTTCTTTTTATAGGCGAACAATACGGCGGGAACAAGCCCGTCAAGGCTGGTAGGATTGGCTCGGTTGAGCAATCCGTCCACTTCTACTCTGATAATAAAAAACGGCGTGGCGATGTGAGTGCAGCGATGGAAAAATTCATAGCAATGGCAATGGAGCTACGGTGCACATACTCCTACAATGTGGATTGCTCCAACTATCGGTCGCAAGTCATCTGGGACAACACGACAGGAACGCCGCTTATTCACGGCATTTTAGAGTTTACAGTTAACTACTACTAGGAGGGACTATATGGCACAAGCAAAAAAAGGGAAAAATGTTCTGCTTTTGTGGAGATTGTTAAAAGACGCAAAAGAAAAAGATGGCGCATTGATGATGTTCCAGACCGAGCACTCGGTCGAAAAGTCACGCGACAGCGACAACGTCGTGACAAAAACAGGCACGCTGAAAAATGTCGGCGGTCTGGAAGAAGAGGTCCCGTTCACGTCACTTTGCGCAAACGGAGACCCTGTGTTGGATTACCTCAACACAGCTATTGACGATGGCGAGGAGCTGGAGCTTTGGGAAGTTGACATGAACGAAGCGTCGCAGGTTGGGAAATACCCTGCAAAGTATCGCCGAGGATACCTTTCAGAGCTTAACTACACAGCAAATGCTGAGGACAACATGGAAGTCGAGGGCACGTTTGCGACGGAAATGAAAGCACAGAAAGGCGAAGTATCGCTCACGCCAGCGCAGATGGAAGCGGTGCAGTATCAATTCCGAGGCATCGAAAAAGTGACTGAAGGCTAATCGCATTAACTCACGATAAAGGGAGGGGCATTTTCCCCTCCCTTTTCTTGTTAACCTAAGGAGAAAATAATGGAAATCAAAATCAAAGGTGAAACATACCCACTTACGTTCGGGCTTAAGGCCATCCGATACCTCGACACATTGCATTCCGTCGAAATGGGAGGAATGACATTTGGCCAGGGCATTCGCACAGCAGTCATCTCGCTGCTCGACGAAAATCCAGTATCGCTTGTCGAGGTGCTGCACGCTGGCGTCATCACGTTGTCGCCGAAGCCGACGGAGGCGGAGCTCGAAGAGTATGTCATCGAGCAGGGTGAGAAAGGGCAGATGGATAAGCTTTTTCAGAGCTTGCTGACGCTCTTCGAGAGTCAACCTCTTACCAAGAGTCTGACGAAAAAGACGGTCAGCTGGATGAAAGCAGCGACGGAGCAAGTGGCGAAGGCGTCTCGTTAACCTATTTTGAGGTCTTGTGCGAGGTAAAGCGGATGTATCCGGCTATGAGCATACGCGAGATACAAAACACGACTCTCGCAGACCTCGAGGTGATGCGAAAAGCGTACGAACTGCGCATGGTTGATGCTGAGTACATGGCGAGCTTTACGGCGTGGCAGATGGCGGTGGCACAGGGAACCGACAAAAACGGCAAGCCGATTCATCGCGACTTTAAGAGCCTTTTTGACTACAAAAAAATTGTTGAAATGGCAAAAGGGAAAAGGAAAGAGAATGCGCAGGAAATAGACAGGCGGGTTCTTGAGCTTGTCGCTAGCGCTAACAAGGAGGTGTGAATGGATTTTAATCTCAAGGCGATTTTTTCCGCCGACCTATCCAACCTAAAAAAAGGATTCGGGCAGGTCACGGCCTCCTTAGGCAGCCTCGATAAAGGCGCTAAACTTTCGTCCGCTGGCGTCGTGGATATGTTTAAGGGCGCTGGCGCAGGGCTTGCGACGGTCGGAAAGACATTGTCGCTCGGTGTCACGGCTCCGCTTGTCGGTATCGGGGTTGCGGCGGTCAAAACTGGTACGGATTTTAAGGCACAGATGAACCGTGTCGGCGCGATTGCTGGCGCAACTGGAAAAGAGATGGAGGCACTAAAAAAGCAAGCGCTCGACCTTGGAGCAAGCTCAATTTTTAGTGCCAAGGATGTCGCGACTGCGCAGGAGCAGATGGCCAGTGCTGGTTTTACGACAAATCAAATTCTAGCCGCAACGCCAGGGCTCATTGACATGGCAGCCGTATCTGGCGGAGACATGGGGCTCGCCGCTGAGGCGGCATCGTCAGCAGTTCGGCAATTCGGGCTCGACATTGGGGAGACTGGGCACGTTGCAGATGTGTATGCCAAAGCCGCGGCGGATACTAATGCTGAAACACAAGACATGGCCGAAGCACTAAAATTCGCGGGCCCTGTTGCTGGCTCAATGGGCGTCAAGTTTGAGGAGGCCGCGGCGGCTATCGGAATCATGTCAAATGCTGGCATTAAGGGCTCGCTGGCAGGTACAGCGTTGCGAGGAGCGTTGACACGCCTCGCAAACCCGTCTGAAAAAGCGTCAGAGAAAATGGAACAACTTGGCATCAGCGCATTTGATGCCAACGGAAAGATGAAGCCATTGTCACAATTCATCCCTGAGCTGCAAACGAGCCTTTCTGGCCTAACTGACGAGCAAAAGGCGGCGGCTCTGGCGACCATATTCGGACAAAACGCTATCTCTGGTATGATGGCGCTCGTGAAGTCTTCTCCAAGCGAGCTGGCAGGGCTGACGAAGGGGCTAGAAAACTGCGACGGGGCGGCTAAAAACATGGCCGACCGCATCAACTCAGGAATACCTGGGGCGTTTGAGGAGCTAAGTGGCGCCGTCGAAACGGCAAAAATCAAAATTGCCGATGCTGTCGAAGGGCCGCTGACAAGCGTACTCGGGAAAATCACAGAGCTGGTCAACAAATTCAATTCTTTGAGCCCCGAAATGCAAGAGAACATTGTGAAATGGGTCGGCATCGCTGCTGTGGTCGGACCAGCCATTTTTCTTTTCGGTAAGCTCGTGCAGGGGCTATCGCCGATTGGCGGTCTATTGATGACAATCGTCAAGCACGCAAACGGCACAATGTCTGGCCTTGCATCCGTTGGAGATGGTGCGACAAAAGCAGGCAGCGCAGCGTCAATGTCGGCACCTCAAATTTTAGCGATGGGTGCCGCATTTGTCGGCCTTGGTGCCGGGATTGCTCTTGCAGCAATCGGATTAAAGATATTAGCAGAGGCATCCGTGAATCTTGCATCTGCAGGCCCTGGGGCTGTCGCTGTAATGATTGGAATGGTCGGAGCGTTAGCCTTGTTAGCAAAGGGCGCATCCATGATTGGGCCACAATTATCGGCTGGAGCAGTCGGATTCGTGGCATTCGGCGCTGGATTAGCGTTAGCGGCCGTCGGAGTCAACTTATTGTCCGATGCGGCAATAAAGCTAAACGCGGCTGGGCCTGGAGCAATAGCAACATTGGCCGGCATTGCTGGCGGCTTGGCGGCATTTATGGCTGTGGCTGCGGCAGTCGGGCCTGGCCTTACTGCAGGTGCAGTTGGTTTTGTCGCATTCGGCGCAGGGCTAACCTTGGCGGCGACGGCCGTCGGGATGCTATCCGATTCGGCGATTAAGCTATCGTCAGCAGGGCCTGGCGCGATTGCCGTCTTAGCGGGTTTAGGTGTCGGGCTTGGTGCATTGATTGCGTTAGTCGGCGCGTTAGGGCCTTCGCTTCTCGCTGGCGGCATAGGGTTTGCAGCATTTGGCGTTGGCCTTACATTGGTTGGTGTCGCGGCAAACCTTGGGGCGGTGGCATTGCAAAAGATCGTCGGCGTGTTGCCATCGGTCGTCCAATATGGCGCATCTGGCGCAGCATCGATTGCGGCACTTGGAGCGTCGATGGCAGTATTCGCGGCAGGAGCGGCGGCTGGCGATGCTGGAGCGTTAGTGTTGGCCGCTGGCCTTGCGGCATTGGCGTTGGCGTTAGGAGCAGCTGGGGCTGCGGCACTGGTTGCTGGCGCTGGTATGGCTGTTATATCCGTAACATTGCCGATTATAGCTTCATCTGGGATGGCTGCTTCGGCGGCAATACTCGCACTGAGTGGCGCAATGGTGCCTATGGCAGCAACGTCAGTGGCGCTGTCGGCATCACTCGTGGCGTTGACGGCAACATTAGTCGCGGCAACGGTAGGGTTCACCGCGTATAGCGTGGCGGTTGGCCTGGCAGCCGCAGGTACGGGTTTATTGGTAGCTGGCCTCGTCGCGGCGCAGGCGAGCCTGACGGCAATTAATACGTCCGCAAACGCAACAGCACAGAGTCTGCAAACGATGGTGACGAGTATTGACGTCGTCAAGGTTGGCCTCAGCGGAATCAAGGATGCTGGGAAGTCAGCGCTTGACGGCCTTATCTCGGTATTCGACAACACAGCGGAACGAGCGAAAACCGCAGGGCAACAAACTGGAGCCAACTACACAAGCGGGTTGAGCACTGGGTTAAGCCAAGCGCAAGCAAGCGCAACATCCAAGCTTACAGGCATTGCTGCAGCGTTCACGTCCTCAAGCACAATGATTACGGGTACCGTTCGCTCACAGATGTCCGCGATTACTTCGCAAACAAATAGCTCCCTCAGTGCGATGGTGAGCACGACGAGAGGTGCATTATCTGGCATCTCACAGACTTACAGCCAAGGGCTTTCCGCAATCGGGCGCAACACGACGCAGGGATACCGCACCATGCAACAGACCGCGACAACGGCAATGACATCCATCCGGAACACAACTACGCAGGGGATGGCTGGTATCGTGACCGCTACAACACAGGGCATGATGCAATTTTCGCAGCGCATGGCGACTGGAACACAGCAGGCGGTCGCTAGCTTGCGAAGTGGTCTATCACAAGCCGTGGCGAGCGCGAATGGATACAGAGGTGCGTTCCAGTCGGCTGGATACAACCTATCAATGGGTATGGCTTCTGGCATTTACGCCGGCCAGTCTGCCGTTATTAATGCAGCTGCAGATGTCGCTGCTTCGGCTGTATATGCTGCGCAGAGAAGACTACAAATTCACTCTCCGTCCAAGGTTATGGAAAAAAAGGTTGGACGCTACGTTCCAGAAGGTATGGCAAAAGGAATCTTGGGCGAGGCAGGAAGTGTCAAGAGCGCGATGCAATCTGTATCCGACATTATTTCTGGCGGGAACATTCCAGATGTGAGCGTCGGGAAGATGTTTGGCAATCAAGCTGAAAATAGCTTACAGGGCATTGCTGGAAATAGCGCACAAACCAGCAAAACAGCGCTAAACCTTGTGCTGCAAATGGGAAGCCACGCATGGGAGATTTTAGTGGACGATATCACGCAGGCGCAAGACGGAAAAACCGAGGCGAATATGCTCTATCTCGGACAGGGCGCATAGGGGGTGACGAATGCTTTTTACAAGACCAATTATAAAAGGCAATTCCGAGGAACTTATCCTTAATGGCATGAGGCTATCGAGCTTCACGCGCTACGCCGAGGTCATCACTACGGGAACGGAAGGGCGAGATGGCTACCAAGCAACGCTTGATGTTAACGATGACATCGATGGTAGAGATGGCGGAGCTTTAATGGATTACCACCTCCCGCCTCGGGAGATTGCTGTGAATTATCTTTTACGGGCAAAAAACTACGACCTTTACCGAAAAGCGTATACGGAAATGGCACTTGAGCTTGCAAAATATCGGACGCCTACGTCGATTATGTTCGCCGATGAGCCAGGCTGGGAGTACTTCGGCGTGCTAAAAGAATTCAGTGCGCCAGAGCCTGGCAGACTATCGGTTGTCGGAACGTTGTCGTTCGTCTGCCCAGACCCATATAAGTACTGGACGCAGACATGGCTACAACCGGCGAAGGTTGTCACAATACCGAGCATCGCATACCCCGTCATGGCCGAGGAAATCATAGTGCGGCCAGGTGAGGCAGAGAGCGTCGCCGTCCAAAATAAAACGACGGGAAGAAAAATCCGAATCCTCGTCGGGACGCATGATGGCGATGTTGTGACGATTAGTGGCGGAAAAATCTACAAAAACCGCGAGTCTGTCGCACGCTACGTTGACTTTGCTGTGAGCAACATATACGGATTCATGCTCCATACTGGTGATGAAATCGAAACCGAAAGCGGCACCGTGGAAATCCGATACCGAGAGAGGAGGCTATGATGGAGGTTTACCTTTTCGGGAGCGACCAGAAATTGCTCGAAGGCGGAATCATAATGCCCTCTCAAAACATAAGCTCGTGGCAGAAACAGGCTCTTGGCGGCATCGTGAGCCATACGTTTGAGGCGTTCTATTCGCCTATCTTGGACGAGTGTGCGTATTTTGGAATGCGAGACGTTGATGATGATGCCATATTTTGGATGTACCGCGTGCGCAAGCGCGAAAAAAATGGCAAGGTTATTCGCCTTGATGGCATACACAAATTTTACGACGACCTTGCTATGCGAGGATACATTGAGGACATACGGCCAAAGAATCAGACCATCGCACCGACTATGCTAAAAATTCTAGATGGAACGGGCTGGGAAATTGGAAGCAATACAGTCACGCAAAAAGCTGGAACGAATATCTACTATCTGACAAAAGTCGAGGCGTTTAACAAGGCGATTGCGGCTTGGGGCTGCGAATACCGCCTGCGGATGCGTTTTGCGGATGGAAAAATAATGTCGCAGCAGGTCGATCTCGCACCAGCCTTTGCGGAGGACAACGGCGTAGCGTATGAATGCGGTGATAAGCTTGTTTCCATCGTTGCAAAATCCAACGAGGACGCCATTTTCACGGCAATATGTGGGCGCGGAAAAGGCGAGGAAGTATTCGACGAGAACGGGAACAGTACTGGCGGGTACGGGCGAAAAATAAACTTCAAAGAAATCGAATGGAAAAAGAGCAATGGAGACCCTGTAGACAAGCCGCTCGGACAAGGATACGTCGAGTTTCCGCAGGCGACGAAAGCTATGGGCTTTCCAGATGGTCATCCGAGGTTGGGCCTTGTCGACTTTCCGGACATCGAGGATAGAGAGGAGCTGCTGAAGGCAACCTATAACGTTCTTCTTAATTCATGCCGACCGAAAGTTGAAATGAAAGCGAACGTGTATGAAAACGAAATCCGTCACCTTGGCGAAAAGGTGTGGATAATTCGCGACGACATTGGTATCCGCTATCAGACGAGGATCTTTGAGATTGACCGCAGTTTTCTTTCAGATAAGAAAAAAGAAATCTCGTTCGGTGATAAGTTGGTCATGAGTCGCGCCGAACAACGAATTAGAGCAGACATCGAAGAGGCGAGAAAACAGGACGAGACGCTTTCTCGGATGGACAAAATCACCGACAGCCTGCAGAAGGTGCTCCTAAACGACGATGGCTACAACTACGAGTTAAAAGCGGGGAACCCTTACAAGCTGCCGGCTGGCTACTACTCGTTCGACCGCCCAATCGACAAGAATCCGACGAAGGTCATCTACATGGGCGCGGGGCGCCTTGCCATTGCTGACAGCAAAAAGTCTGACGGAACCTGGAATTTTCGCACATTTGGCACTGGAGCTGGTTTTATCGCTGACCTAATCGAATCTGGAACGCTACGCGCTAATCTTGTTAACGCAGGCGTCTTGTCCGACCAAAAAGGCTCCAACTACTGGGACATGGACAACAGCATTTTTAGCATCGGAAACGGTGCCATCCGATACAGTCCTGATGACGGATTAAAAATCCAACTTATCGATGACCTAAAAAAAGATGTCGACAAAAAAGCTGACGCAAACAACATCATCACGACTATCAATGCGAGCCAAGAGGGTGTGGTTATCGCAGGCAAAAAGGTACAAATCACGGGCGAGACGCACATAGATAACGGCGTTATTGACACGGCGCAGATTGCCAACGGTGCCATTACTACGGCCAAAATCCGGGACTTGTCCGCCGACAAAATCACGGGTGGAACCATTGATGCCGACAGCATTAACGTCCGCAATCTTAACGCTGACAACCTCACAAGAGGAACGGTCAGTCGCGGTGTGAGTAATGGCTCGTGCTACTTGCCAACAAGCGGCAGCGCAACTCTTGCTGGCTATGGAACAAGTTTGAACACCGGTAGTAGTGCGTTTGTCTTTGACTATGGGACGAGCACCTTTGAGGTGCAGGGATCCATCGCAGCAAACCGTCTTGGCACTCGCAACTCCTTGGAGCATAACGGCCTTACTATCACCTCAGACGGTGGCCGTGTGTCCTTAAAGCCGTGGGGCGACTACGTCAAACTCGAGGGCAGCAGTACTATCCGCATACCTGGGCGTTTGCAGGTCATGAGCCGCCTTGATGTCGAGAGCGACGTTTATGCCGAGGCATTGCACGTCAAAAACCCGAAGACAGGCAATTACATCAACGTCGCCGAGTGGCTGACAACATGAGAGGAGAACAATATGCAATTAGACATTGTAGATAAGTTTTACATGACCGACCCGACGGCCAAGGCACCAACGTTTGTTGGCGTCAAGTTAGGCTTCCAAACGACAAAAAATAACCTTGGCACGGTACGCGGGGAGATTGTCGTGCAGGGGCAGGATTATATCGACTTTATCTCCTCCGGCATCACTGAGGAGGAACTGGCTGAGAAAAAGCTTGTTGAGATCCTAGAGCTTGACCGCCGAAAGATTGATGCTTTTACAGTCGAAACCTACGACCGCAACCTTGCCAAAACGGCGTCAGACCTCGCCAAGACCAGCGACGACGTTAAAACATTGCAGGGCGGTCTTGTGGAGCTCGCCGTAATGATGAGTAACGCCAAAGGGGGTGCGCAATGAGCATTATTGTCGATTTAATGGCCAAGTCAGTTATTGCAGGGCGTCTGACACTTGACGCCATAGGAAACGTTGGCAACCTGCATGACCTTGTGGCGGCACGTGTGGCGGAGCTGCAAAGCAAGGGGGTGCACAATGAGTAACCGTGCAGGCTATAAAGCCATAACCATTTATCTCGACCGACCCTATCTCCCCGACATCGTCGCCACCGCAGGTGAATCAGGGCGCGGGTACATCGTGACCTTTGTCGGCAGCGACGGAAAGGTAATCAAACCGTCGGACAACATCCAGGTTAGATGCTGGGGATTGCAGGACGAGACGGGCAAAACCTATTACCAAGTAGCAACTATTGCCAAGCCCGAAGCGGACACGTGGATATGCACGGTACCGCCCGAGGTCGTGCGCAGTGACGGATACGCAACCGTGCAGATTGTGATGACGATTGACGGCCGCGAAAAGTTATCCACAACCGCAAAAACGATCCTCGTTGGCCGTGCCATTGACACAGGTACAGCACAGGGCGACTCGGTGTACGTCGACTACGGCATCGTGACTACCCTTGCTACCGAGGCACGCGGTCTTATCAACGAGAGTACAAAAATCGCCACTGAGGCAAGAGACACGGCAAATCGTGCTGCAAACGACCTTAAAACCATCGAGCAAGGCGAAGCGAGTCGTGCATCCAAAGAGTCGGCGAGAGAGTCGGCCGAGAGTGCACGCAAAAGCGCTGAGAGTGGGCGTGAGAGTGCGGAGTCTAACCGAAAAAGTGCAGAGCAAAGCCGTGCAAGTTCCGAACAGAGCCGCAAGAAAACGGAATCGAGTCGCGAGAGTGCGGAGCAGTCACGCAAAAACGCAGAAAGTGAGCGTGTTTCTGCCGAGTCAAGTCGCAATGACGCCGAGAGTATGCGGCAACAAAATGAGCGAACCAGACAGGTTAACGAGGACGCCCGCAAAAAAGAAGAGTCGGCACGTGCAAGCGCCGAGTCAACACGGCAAAGCGCTGAGAGCAGCCGTCAATCGGCCGAGGGAGCACGAGCAAAAAACGAGACGACCCGCCAAAACCAAGAGAGCGCACGAGTGGACGCGGAGAACAAGCGCAAGGCGACCTTTGCTGGATGGGATAAGACGATGCAAGGCGTGATACCAAACGCCACCGAACTGGCGACGGGCGTCGTACGCGTGTCGGGTATGTCGTCAGAGTCCGCACCGTACACCGTGCCGAGTGTTGGCAAGGTTAATGCTGCCCTGGCCGAGGCTGGCAAGGTCAAGAGCGTTAACGGCATGACGGGCGATGTCACCATCCCTGCCCCGGACCTTAGCGGGTATGCGACCAAATCGGCACTAGCCGACTATGCGACCAAAACCGAGCTGTCTACAAAAGCCGACAAGGCTGACCTATCCGCAAAAGCGGACAAGTCGGATATTAAGGTCACAAGCGTTAACGGGCAGACTGGAGACGTGACTATTCAAAAGCCGGACCTTAGCGGATATGCGACAAAGACCGATCTATCTACCAAAGCGGATAAGTCGGCACTATCCAACTATGCCAAAACATCCACCTTGTCTAACTACGCAACGACATCCGCTTTATCGTCCCTACAATCAACCGTCAATAACAAAGCTGATAAATCCGACCTAAACGCAAAAGCCAACGCTAGCGACGTATCGGCATTGCAAAGTGTCGTAAACAGCAAAGCCTCATCATCCGACGTATCGGCCTTGCGAGGACAAGTAGATGGCAAACAAGACAAAATCAAAATTGTAACTACTGACCCGACGGCGGATAGTACAAGCAGTGACCCTGACGGCACAATCTATCTCAAGATTTAAGGAGGATAACAATGGACAATATTTTGACCAACATTGACTACTTGCAATACTTTCCCGCGGCGGGGACGATGACTCTTAAATGGCGAGATGGAACAGCGCCGAAAACAGTATCAGCCGATGACGTACAAAAAGACGTGCTGGATAAGCTGGCTGAGGCGTTATCCACTTTGCGCACAGCCGAAGAAAAAGCACTTGATGATGCAAAGAGCGCAAGAGTGGTGGCGGAAGAAGCAAGGGAAAAGGCCGAAGCGGACAAGGTAAAAGCCGAAGCAAAGTTAAAAGCTGCGCAGGACGCGTTAGCCAAAATGATGACAGGCGACGATAAGGCAACCATGACCGACGAGGTGGCAAGACTGTACCCTGAGTTAGTGGATGGTATGAGTATTGACGCAGGCGATTATTGTCGCGAACAGGGCGGCAAGGTACTGTACCGCGCAAAACGAGATATGGTATACGACCATACGACCATGGCACCTACAGGTGAGTATGGAGCTGACTACTGGACTGGGGCTGGTAACGACAAACAACCAGAGCCGAAAGTGGGCGTAAAGTATCCAAAGGGTACCGAGGTAGACTATATGGGCGCACGATACTACGCCACTGTCGACACGAATGATGGTCCGGAGACAGGGTATCCTACCTGGGATCTTGCTCAAAACAAACCGCAAAATTAGAGCTGCCCTTTCGCAGCGGTGTGAAAAGTGAAGACCTGACCGATGCCCCGCGACATTTCCTAGCGCGGGGTTTTACGTTAGGGGAAGAAAGGAAGATGCGATGGAACAAGACAAAACCACTCTTGAAGTAGTGGGCGCACGGGTACAGCGCCATGACACGGTTCTCACTGAGCATGAAGGGCGCATCCGCGACTTGGAGCGCAACTACAGCGCCGAGTACCAGTGGCGGCAAGCGACGGATAAAACATTAACGGCGATCAATGCGAAGCTTGAAAAGCTTTTATCCGAGGACAAAGAGACCTATAACACAGCAAAAATTGCGGTTATAACGACGTTTGTTAGCTCTATTATCGGCTATATCGTTGGTGTGTTGCTGAGATAA